TTGATTGAAGACGATCTCTTTGATGCTGTCAATGAGTTGCGTCCTGAGATCCAGGATATTTACCACATGCAAACCAGACTCGTCAATGACTAATTCATTTGATTACCAAGAGATTTTGAATAGTTGGGATGTAAATCTCGAACAACAAAAAGCAGACTTTCAAGAACATTTGTACAATGTGTATCGGCCTAGTAGTCAGACATACACCGGCCTATGGGAACGTTTCTGTATTACAGAAGCTGGTCCGTTGGCTCGTTCGCAATTCTTTGAAGCTCTTAAAGCAATTAAAGAGTATGAAGAATTGCAAAAACAAAATAAATAATTGACATTATTAAGGCCCACTGTCAAAGTGGGTCTGACTAAAACAATTGTTATGGACAAAGAAGAAGTTGAAGCCTTATTAAAAAAAGTGCTTCAGTTTTTAGATCTGGGCTTGCTATCACACATTGGGTATCCACCTGATAAAGATGTGCCAAATCCAGAAGATTTTATTGAAGGCTACGGCAAATGTATTGAAGATTTTCTTTATGAAACTCAACGACTCGGATTTGATCTCAGATTACAACTCAACCAAGAGACTGGGGAGTCCTGATACTCCAGCCGCTGGTGACTCCAAACAACTACGTGAAACCATGCACAACACTACCAACGTTGCTATTTCGGAATTTGATTCGTTAATGGAGCAACGTGCTTATAAAGAATTTATTGATCACTTTTCAGATACTGTTGTATCTGCTGAAGACTTGTTAAGTCCAGATCGTTTAGCAAAAGCAATTATTGAAGTGCTCCAAGAACAACAAACATATCACTTAAAACAAGCTGAGCACTATAGCAACATCATTAAAGCTATCCAATGAAACCTAAAAAATTTCAATGGGTATGTCATGATTGTGGTCTGAAATATGGTAGGTGGTACCAGGGGCGTGTGTACTCTGGTCCACCAAATCATGCAGCTACATATCACATGGGCACGTGTGATGTTTGTAATTTAATTAATGTGTCAGTAACTGAGCCCAGGGACTACGGCCAGTTAGTTACATCAAAGATGCCTCGAATAGAATAAATAAAACGCTTTAAGTCAATGCCGTTATATAGAGATCCTAATAACCATAATCTCAGGGACTATGGCTATTTAATTTGCTGCGGCAACTGAAAACAATACTGTTGCTGCTGTACCGCCTGATTCAGAAACAAAAACAGGACAAATAAATTTAACCGGGTGGTTGGCTACGTTGTAATGAGTTGTGCCATTGGCTGTAATAGTATTATTTGTGATTATTTTTGACCAGTTGGTGCCATCAATTGATCCTTCCAGGGCAACGATAACGTTGGTGTTGATGCTTGCTACCGTAGCAAACAAACTAAAATTCTTTGCAACAATAGAAGGCGGTAAATAAACAGACGTTGATTCGCCAGAACCAGGGGCGGTTAATACAGTGTATGTTTTAAAAAAGATATCGGGGGGACGTGCTGTCATAACATTTACTTTGTTCTTTTAATTTTACTCCATAAAACTATTATAAAAAATTCAAGGTAAATTTTGGTAGACTAAGAAGATAAGGTATTTGACTATGTATACTCCCGGTCCTCAACAGTATCAACCTGCTGAAACTCCCCAGGCTCAGCCGGTTCCTCAACCTCAGGATAAACCCAAGGCTCCGGCTAAGTCAAAGGCTGGTGGTGATGTGGGTGCATTTATCCAACAGTGCATTTCACTTTGCGCTTACCTCAAAGAACTTGAGACCCAATCACATTTGATTCATCTCAACTACGAGGGCTCAAATTTTCTTGGGGTCCACGCATTCCTGAAGGATCAATACGAGGCTCACCTAGAACAGTTCGATACCCTTGCTGAGTTTATTAGGAGCATGGATTACTTGATGCCTATGTGTGGCATGGGTCTTGCTGATGCATCACCAGGGATTCAGAAAGTTACCAGCTACAAAGGAACAGAGCAGCTTGGTGTGTACTACAAAAACCTTGAAGAGCTGGGTATGAAAGCTAAAAAGCTTGAACCTATTGCACAGAAAGTTGGTGCCATTGATATTGCTAATTATCTTGCTGACCTTACTGGTCAAGCTTTTAAAGCAGCTTGGCAAATTAAAGCTACGTTGAGGAACGGGTAAATGAATCCCTTGAATCCTTTGTTTCAATTAGCTGGTAAATATATGTCTACTTCTGTTGGTAAAACTATGTTTGACCAAGGGTTTCGTGGTGTTGGTTCAGCATTGGGAAATTTTTCTAAAGATCCTGTTAATAAGACTGCTGCATCTTTATTTGGACTTCCTTATTTAACAATTCCAGCAACTGCAATTATGGGCTTAAACGCAGGTGCAACTGCTCCAGGTACTTTAGATGAAGCTAAGCGTCTGGGAATAATTACAAATATTCCTACCCCAACATTTAAATAAAATTTCTGCTGGTTTTTGTTAATCGCTTCAGTGTTTAAGCCTGTGGTAATTGCAACATAGTAGAAATATCTTTTAAAACATTCTTTGGTACAAAATAAGCTGGGCGTCCTCGCGCAGGGTCAGCCCAATATTCGTCTTTCATACCATCTTTTCCATAGCACCAGCCATGGATGAGTGTTTGTTTATTTTCAATTGTTACTAAGACAAACCGTTTATTTGGATTTTCATTTCGTTGAATAATTAAATCATATTTATGTTTGCTTCTTGTTTTAACATCAATATCACCAGGTAAATCCGAACTGTTTCTGTTGGCTTCTGTTTCTAAATATAAAAAATTTTTTAAGTTTAAATAAGAAGCTACAGCCATTTCTCCTGCTGCTCCAAGTAAATGAATCTCTAATGCTTTTGATCCAATCGATGCACCACCATTGCGTCCTCTAAGTTTTTTTGTTTCATTAACTTGTTGACGACGTTTTCCTTCTTCAAATGCTTGATGACGTTCGCCATCTGAAAAAATAAACGCAACAGGAGTGGGCATTTTATAAATAAACAATACCAAAAGTATAGCCAATTAATTACTGAAATATTGTTTGACTGTATCGATAGACACAGGCGTAAAATCATTGCGTTCTACACATGCGTTGAAATATTTTTTATCGGGTTCATCTCCATCCATCACAAGATGGCAATGAGTATGGCCGTGAACATTCCCTCTGTAGTGACCAGACAAACATGAAGGGTGTACAGGGATGTGTGTAAAGATCAGACCGCCAAGAAAGTCAGAGCCTGGCCTAAAGAAAAATGCACCGCGTACATCTTCAAAGTACTGAGAGAAATCTTTTAATTGACCCTGGTCATGGTTACCACGGATCAAAATCTTTCTGCCGTTTAGACGGGTGAGTAATTTAAGGCTTGGTCTAGGTATAACAACATCGCCTAGGTGATACACAGTGTCATGGTTACCCACGGTGTTGTTCCAGTTGGTAACTATGGTTTCATCCATTTCTTCTACGCAAGAGAATGGACGTAACGGTACACCACCAGGGTCAACAAAAGAAAGACTTTTGGCGTGACCAAAGTGGGTGTCTGCAATAACAAAAATATTTGCCATGCATCTAGTTTAGAGTCGTCTGTATGGGATTTGAACCCACATCGCTTATCCCACTGAAAGCACTGCGTCCAGCACCCAGGTGAGAGGCCGCCTTATCCGTTAGTTCGCAACAGACGAAAGTTGTAGCAATAAAAATTCCTGGTTGCTCAAGCCAGGAACAGCAATCTCGGAATCCCATCCTAATGGATAGTTGAGCAATGTGATTATAACTACTTTTTCTTGGCCGCAGCTTCTTTCTTTTTAGCGATCATCTCTTTAAACTTGTCACGAGCGGCAGCTTGCTTATCGGTAGCGCCAGCCTTGCCTTTAGCAGGAGCGGCTTTACCTTTCATCTCAGGCTTCATTTTGCCTTTAGCGGCAGGAGCTTCTTTCTTTTTCATGATGTTTTAGGAGCTATTACAATTTTAGCTCACTTTTTTTTGCGGGCAGCTTTACTAGCTTTCTTTGCTGCTTCTGTATTAGGAACAAACTGCTTGCCTTGTTTGCTGCCAGCTTTTTTCTTGGCATCTGTTTTGGTACGTTCCTCTTTTGAAAGAGCAGCCCATGCTTTCTCTGGGAGGTAACGTTTGGTTTGTCCTTTCTCAATCGCTTTATCGGCTGCCATTATTTTGACTCCTTATACTTTTTGGCCGCTGATTTAGCTTTAGATCTTTTTTCATACTCTTCTCGAGTGCTCCATTTTTCCTTGCCCCACTTCTCTAAACTTTTTTGCTTCTCACCCTTACCACCCTTGTATCCGCCACCAGCTTTCTCATATTCCTGAGCAACCAGTTGAGCCTTACGTGCGCTCCACTGACCTGCTTTCCCGCCACGGGTGCCAGCCATAACGCGATCTTTAATTCGTTCACGCAACTCTGGTTTTGAATACTTGCTATCGTCTTGCGCCACACGCAGTACTATTGACCATACTAACTATTTTAAGTCAACAGTATTTAACCCATAAAGAATGGGGGTTTGCTGCCAGGGTTCTTGGATTTTTCTTCCATGTGACGCATTACATCCTCAAGAGATTCAACTGCTTCAAGCCTCATCAACATGTCGGTAAGACTTGAAATAACAATGGGATGCTCAGATCTTGCAGCGAAAGCAAGTGCATCACGCAGATTGTTCGTTGCTTGAGTAATTGATTCCTTGACTTGACTGCTCAAAGCCATTTGAGATTCCTTGGGTTTCGTTGTCAGTATAAACATTGTTTTTTGCATTTTGCTTGGATAAGGTCAAACTTTGAAGCAACGCATCATGTTGATTCAAGAATTCAAGGCCTTGTGCCAGGGTCTCTTGATATTGTTGCATATTCAGTAACCTTACAAAATACGGGAAACTTTAATTAATTGTAGTGGTTTAATCCTTTTAAGACAACTTGTGCAGTACTGGAATGTTGTACATACCAATGTTTCCGTAGCCACTATCTTCAAAGGCAAAGCAGATGTTTGTGGTATCGCAGTCCCAGGTGAGAGTGCGGGGGTTTACACCTGAGAAACGCAATCCCTGAGCAAACGGAAGTGCTTTGTAAACACAAAAACAATTAAAGGTGGAAGCAACGGAAAGAAGATCAGGAAGCTCTGAAATTTTGGGGCCTTTATATTCGGAATCATCTGGGTTGACACGTGTTGCCCAACTGTCATAAATCCAGTCAGCCACACCAAATCCATGGGGGAGAACACTATAACCAGAAGCAATATCTAAGTCTGAATACAGAAGAGGACTGATTTGCTCTGGGCTATACAAGATGTCTGGCTCGATGCACACAACCTTGTCGAATAAAGCAAGTCCATAAAGATCATTGATTTGATCCAGGGTTTTGTTTCTGGCTTCTGCCAAATAGCGAACCCTTTCTTCTGCTTTGATTGAACCGAAGTATGGCCAACCAAGATCAGAGGTCGTCACTTTTACGGCCTCAAAATGGTTCTGAAATTTTTTTTCGGCTAAACGCAGGACTTGTTTGGTGTTATCCTCTGAGTCATTCTCAAATACAGATAAGTAAAATTTAATGTCTGGGTTCTGTTTGATAAGTAAAATTAATTGATCACACCATGTTTGTACATGTGGGTCACGGTTGCGGATAATGGTTGAGATCAGGCAGCGCATTTGTAAAGCTCCTTTGCCATACGGATGATTTGAGATTCAGTTACGAAATGGTTGTTGCCAATATAAAAAGAGTTCGTGTGAATCTCTTCGCTATTGGGAAGGTAAGGATCTTGTTGGTAATCATGCATAAATGGTTGCTTTAATAGGTTACCAACGAGGAATGGACGTGTTTCTACGCCAAGAGAATTGAGTTTGTCTTTGAGAACTTGTTTTGTTCTTTCGGTACTGCAATGAAATGGTAGGGTCATGGCACTGTTTCCTGTGGGACATGGCATGTATTTGATCCAAGGATGTCCTACCAGCTCATGGAAGAACGTTGTGTAATTACGGTTGCGCTGTTTGATAAAGCTATTGAGTTTCTTGAGTTGGACCAGGCCCAAGACTGCGCCTAACTCCGTGTTCCTGAAGTTGTAGCCTTCGGTTGGGAACAGGAATGAGGGGTCAATATCAGGTGCCAGATCTTCTTCTAGCTTGCGATAACGAGGAAGCATCTCCCTTGCTAAACCATGAGAACGTTTGGCACGCATCAAATTGTATAAATCGATACTATCAGTGGAGACCATGCCACCCTCAATGGTTGTCATGTGGTGACCAAAGTAGAAGGAGAAGGTGGAACCGAGGCCTTCATTTCCTACTTTTTTGTTGCTGCCATTGAGAGCGCCATGTGATTCACAGCAGTCTTCCAGGATGTGGGCATGCGGCCAATACTGTTTGATCTGTTTCAAGTTGTTGGCAAACCCCATGATGTGTGTTACATACACAATGTCAGGTTCAAAGCCAACTTCTCTGAGGCGTTTTAAAGATTCGTAGGTTGGGCTGTAGGTTGCATAGTCAATGTCGTAAAAGAAAATTGAATGGCCCTGTTGCCGGAACGTTGAGATGTTAGTTGCCCAGTTGACGGCAGGGCAAAGAATTTTTAGCTTTTTGTTTTTGTTGAAATATAAGTCTCGTACTGCGTCCAAGAGAAGGGTGTTGGCAGTTGATCCACTGCTTACGAACAAAGAATATTTTCTTCCCTGCCAGGAGGACCACTCCTTTTCAAGTTGGAGACACTTGGGACCGTTGGTGAAACGGTCACTGGTAAGAATAAATTTGATTAGGGCAAACTTTTCGTCAAAACCAATGGTGTTTTTTTGAAGCGGCCATTTGAATTTCGACATACTGCACCACATAAATTCTTGGTTATAGTGTCAGTATAAGGAATAATTTCCATGAAAAAAGCAATTATTACTGGAATTACTGGCCAAGATGGCGCATATCTTGCCAGGTTGCTTTTCGATCAAGGGTACGAAATCCTTGGCCTGGTTAGGAATAATGCCAATCCAGGAAGTAAAAATAAATTGAAGTGGATATTTAATGGCTACATCCCAGAACAGATTAAGTTTGAATACTCGGACATGATGGATGCCACATCCATGCATCGGGCAGTAGATAACTTTGGTCCAGATGAGGTATACAATTTGGCGGCCCAGAGTCACGTAGGTGTCAGCTTTAAATCTCCAGGGAGTACTGCACACATCAATGCACTGGGCGTATTGAACATCTTGGAAGCATGTAGGAATGCAGGTAAAATGCCCAAGTTTTATCAGGCATCTACATCAGAAATGTTTGGCAAGGTCCAGGAGGTGCCGCAGTGTGAATCAACGTACTTTTATCCGAGAAGTCCTTATGGTGTTGCCAAGTTATTTGGGTATTGGTTGACGGTCAATTACAGGGAAAGTTACGGATTGTTCGGTTGTAATGGCATCCTCTTTAACCATGAATCTCCGGTGAGGGGAGAAGAGTTTGTGACACGGAAGATCACGAAGGGTGTTGCACGCATTGCCAACGGGAAACAAGACTGTATTGAGTTGGGAAACCTGGATGCACGCAGGGATTGGGGCCATGCACGTGACTATGTGGAAGCCATGTACTTGATGTTGCAACAACCAAAGGCTAAAGACTATGTGATCTCGTCTGGTATCCAGACCAGTGTTAGGAGGTTTTGTGAGATGGCATTTAAAGCTGCAGATCTTCCCATCATTTGGAAAGGGTCTGGTATTGATGAAGTTGGGTATTGTCCTGGGCTGGAGGAAATTGTGGTTCGTATTAATCCTGAGTACTACCGTCCGGCAGAAGTAGACATGCTTTTAGGTGACTCAAGTGCAGCTCAAGTAGATCTTGATTGGCAACCACGGACTACACTGAATCAGTTAGTAGAAGAAATGGTTGCACATGATTTGCGCCAAGAGTGGGATGCCACTACTTGTTAATAAAGGTTGCCATTTGTGCTTCCTTGAGTCGTTTGCGATGTAGCTCAATGACGCTTGGGTGAGGAACAACTTCTTTTTTGTGGATGATTTCAGCGTGAAGCGTGGGGTCTGCAATGACCAGGTAACCATTGTCTCGGATTCCACGGCAGAATTCCCAATGCTCCACGCCATTAATGACAGCCCAACTCACATCGTCCAAGGCCTCTTCTTTGATCATGGCCATTGAACCGAATGCACTATTGCAGGCCACTGGTTCTTGATTGTCCCAGGCTTGGCGATCCTCTGGATTTAAGAATGGGTTGGCGGCAAACGTCATTGCCTGTTCACCATTGGAATCAAGAAGAGACCAACTATCAAAGTAAGAAGGGCGCTCCGTATCCTCAATAAAATCACGCACATTCTGCACAGTATTTGGTGAGACCATCCCCCAATTTTCATTGGTATCCAGGCGATCGATCATATCAATGATGAGGGTTGGCTCCCAGTGCACATCACTGTCTGCGACTAAGAGATAGTCAAAGTGGTAATAATTGTTAAGAAAGTCAAGAGCAATGTTTCGGTACCTGGCTTGATAACGGACTCGATCCAGGGATGCAACACTTCCCCATTTAGGAGCACCGATGCGTTCTGAAATAACAAAACCTAGGCGTTCGGAGAGCCAGGACTGGAGGAGTTGTGGGGTCTTGTCTTGAGAATCATTCTCGAAAAAAGCGTATACGCAGTTGATTCCTTTGTCGAGAAGAGCTTCTTCCATGGCTTCAAATTGAGCCAGCGAATACTTGAGGTAAGAAGAGCTGTCCCGCCAGAGGGAGAGAATGGCTAAAGTCTTGGTGCTCATCACAGATCCACGCGAATATAATCAATGCTTTTTTGCTGGAGACTCTTTTCGTATGCATCGGCCTCAAGAGTTTCAACGTCTTGGACCACGGCGGACGAGTACTCTTCCCAATCATCCTCATCTGTTTGTAATCCTGTTGATGGTTCCAGGTAAAAACGCGTGAGATTTGAGGTCATTAGTAAGAAATCTCTGAAGAAAGACTAGCGCATTAACAGTAAAAAAGATTAAAATATAAGGAATATACACAATCTTTCATGGTTGTTGCTGATATTCCGACTGAACCTTGGTATAAAAAATATTCAGAAGAGCCGGAGCTTTTTGATGAGCTGAACTCAAAACCGGCCAGAGTCACAATCAATGGTAAACGCCATTACCATACTCCGTTCCTGACGGGTCCAGCGCCATCGGTAACAACCATAATTTCTGAGACCGCATCAGAAGCCAACAAAAAGAAGTTGGAGATGTGGTCCAAGAATAATCCAGGCATGAAGGAGGCGGCTGCAGAGAGAGGAACTGCTATCCACTCATGTATGGAGCATTACCTCAAGAAAGAAATTGTTGATGTGCCGGAAGAATATGAAGAGTTTTGGTCCGGGATGCCACAGATTTTAGACCAGTTTCAAGAAGTAGTTTGGGCTGAGACTCCTTTGTGGGAAAAACATAAATTTGCTCTGTCGGAAGATGGTGTGGGAAGAGTGTGGGGATGTGATGAAGAAGGGCGAGCATGGTCTGGATCTCCAGATATTATTGGGGTGGCCGGTAACAAACTGACGCTTGCCGACTTAAAGACATCGAATGGACCCTATTACAGACGATGGCCCAAGAACCTAGAGAAAGGGTCGCCTGAATGGAGGGCTAATCTAGCAGGGTATATGAAATTTTCCAAGTGTTGCTTACAGTTGGGAGCGTACGACTTGGGAATTGAACAGACTTTAGGGATGAGGGTCCAGCAGGGAGCCATCATTGTTTCGACGAAAGATAAGACGCAACTCTTCTTAATTACTAGGAATCACCTCAACATCATGAGGGAAAAGTGGTTGAAGGTGGTACAAGAGTACTATGAACAAATCAAGGTGATGGACGATTATGACCCCGATCTTGTCTGAGATTTGGAAAGAACTGATCAAGTGGTGGAAGAAGGTTTGGTTTGAAGCCAGGCTGAGGGCTAGGCTGCAGATGATCGAATGGCAGACGCAAGTAGAGGCTGAGCTTGAAAGGAAGGAAAGGTTTGAGCCTGTCTACCAAGAGAAGCCGGTAGATGAAGAGTTGCAAACAGGAGAGTCTCAACTGCTTGGTGGTGAGATGAGATTGGCGGCCAAGTGGGTGATTGAAGAAGAGAATGTAAGAAAAAGTAATGAACAGGATAGGTCTAATGAGACCAACTGATCTTTGGAAAGTGATAAGAATTGGTCAGGGTTGGGGACATTAGGATAAAAGAAATACAACCTCACTCTCATGGAGATTCCGGTCTCGGTCGGGGAGTGGATGCAAGACCTTTGTTTTCGCATGGATAATGCGGAAGAGGGGGATTGTTTTCTTCTCCCATCACCAATGCACCTTCACGCTTATGAGCTAGTTAAGGAAGCGCAATTTCCGGAAAAGAATTTTAGAGTTAAGGTAGGGAACCTGGAGTGTCTGCTGTGACCAGTGCAAATTTACTAACCTTGAAACCGGGCGAAATTAACCTCCAGTGGATCCCGATCGAGTGGCCTCTTACTCCACTGGGGGAGAATAAAAATCCATATCTGACTGGTTGGCAGAACAAACCCTGCACTCCACATGAGATTGCAAATGAGATCCAGGGGGGAGAGTGTAAGGCTGTTGGCCTCATTTCAGGTCCTTGCTACAACGAACCATATGGTCACGTTTGGGTTGACGTTGACGGACCCAGTGTTTACCAGTTGGTGGAAGAAGTTTCGGGGCATCAATTTGAGCAGGCACTTCCTGCTACCTTGACAATTTGTAGCGGTAAGAAGGGTAGGGAACGTCGCCTGTACCGAATCAATAAAAAAGATTGGGGTCATTTTGTACGTAATAAATATGTATGGCATGCATCGGCGGAAAAGGAGAAACTTGAGATCCTTTGGCAAAAGCACCAGGGTGTCTTGATGGGGTCTCACCCTGAGACTGATGGTTACTACACGCCTGAAGGGTTGGGATTTGAGTGGGTGCTAAGCATTCCCTACTTACCTGCTTGGATTCTTGAGGGAATTAAGGATAAAAACAAGAAGCAGGGTAAGCCTTCCACTGAGCAGGGCAGGGTTGTTGGCCCAGGGTTTGCAATCAATACGCGCATTTCACTTGAAAGGGACATGCAACTTGCTGTTGAAGCAACGTGGGCTATGCCTCCAGAAGCTGCAGATGATTACGATATTTGGATTATGGCGGGCCAAGCTCTCCATGAATTGGACGAATCGCTTCTTGATGTTTGGGATGATTGGTCTAAGCAGAGCGATAAGTACAGGCCAGGAGAATGTCAAAGGCGGTGGCAATCTTTTTCAAAGGGTGGTGGCAGGAGCATCGGATCGCTAATTCATATTGCCAAAGAGAATGGTTGGAAGCCAAGTGAGAACTATAAGGCGATGAACGTTGATGATGAAACACTTGAACACGTATCCAAAGTCCTTGAGGAAATTGAAGAAGACATGGAACTCACCATTGAACCAGATCGTGAATTAGTTGAGCTGAAAAGGGCTGATGTAAATATTCAGACAAAGACAAAGAGCAAGAAAGGAAAGGATGGCAGCAACGTAACTCGCAACGCATCATCTGATGTCATTGCCG